ATGGTTGATGATTTTTTGAAATATCGGTACGGCTGGGAAAAATTCCATGGTGCTGTACATTCACTCTGTAGCCATGGTGATATCAAAGAACGGCTTGAAAATGCTTATGTTTTCAACATATCTCATATCCGTGATCAGAATGACTTACCAGAGCCACTACATGAAAAATTCAAGGACCTTGTTTCCTCGCTGACTCACGTTCAACCTGAAGGTGATGAAGGGAAAGCAAGAGCCACGATTAAGAAAATGGACGAGTTAATGATAAACAAAGCCGTTGAAGATATTATTAGCCTCTACGATAGCATTTGCAGGTTTATGCCAAAATTGCATGCTTAGCGCCCCGTTATGGGGTGTCGGGGGTTCGAGTCCTCTAATGCCGACCAGAAATACTTAGAGAAACCAACCATTTGTGGTTGGTTTTTTTTATATCTCAAATTCACCCATGGTAAAAACATGGCAAAACTATGGGAAAACCTCCTCTAAACGTTCTGTCTCAATCCCCTATACTTACTCTTAATCAACATCAAAAAGGGTTAGTTATGTGTGGACGATTTGCCCAAGTACAGACCCGCGCCGACTATCTCGACGTGCTAGCCTCCGACCTTGATTTTGCCAGCGCGCTGGACAATGTTCCGATCAGTCGCTACAACGTGGCTCCAGGCACCCGCGTGCTAGTTCTTAATCAACGCGACGATAAGTTGTACCTCGATCCTCTCGAGTGGGGATATGGCCCTGATTGGTGGCGTGAAATGAAACGTCAGCCGGTTATCAATGCTCGCGTTGAAACAGCAGCCACCAGCAGAATGTTCAAGCCGCTATGGAATCACGGTCGCGCGCTGGTGATGGCAGATGGCTGGTACGAGTGGAAGAAAGACAAGCATGACGGCAAAGTAAAGCAACCCTATTTCATCTATCACGAATCGAAAACACCTATATTTTTCGCCGCGATAAGCCGCCATCATCCCGATGCTATAGAGCCTCCTGATGATGACGGTTTTGTCATCGTTACCAGCGCCAGCGATTCGGGCCTGCTCGATATTCATGACCGTCGGCCTGTCGTTTTGCCACCAGCAGCTGCACGCGAGTGGATGAGGCCAGACATCACATCAGCGAGAGCAGAAGAACTCGCGAACGAAGCATCCACACCTCCCGACGATTTCGCCTGGCATCCTGTAGGAAAATCAGTCGGCAATATCCGCAATGATGGCGCTGAGCTGATTAAGCCTATCGCCAACCCACTGGTTTAATAAACTCGAGCGCGCGGCAGATCACTCAGCCGTGTCGTGTATGCCGGCGACAGTAGCTCACGTTTCATTGACCACGCCTGGTGCGCCCCTTGACCAGCAAACCATAGTTTCGATCTGCCCGAATTGTTGATCCGATCAATCACGCCCATAAGTTGTTCACTGTTATGCCGTGGTTTGTACTCATCGAAGAGTCCCAACTGAGCCACGCCTTGACTATAAAAATCCTGCAGCATCACCCCGCCTTTTTGATACCGATGGCCGGGTTGCCAAATCGCATCCAAACAACGCATAGCCGCGGCGATAATGTCGCGAGTATCCTGTGTCGGTGTGCTCAGTTTTATGCATGCAGTGTTGCCGTAGTATTCCTCATTGATGGCAAATGGGCTGGTTTTGAGCCACGCGCTGACATGCCGGCAATACTGGTGCTCCTCCCTCAATTTCTCAGCGGCACGCGTCGCGTACATACAAATAGCCTGGTGCATCTGGTCATACTCGGTGATCCGATCACCGAAGCTGCGGCTGCAGATGATCTGTTGTTTTGTCGGCGCAAATTCCTCCAACTCGAGACAAGGCTGGCCGCGCAACTCTCGCACCGTTCGCTCTATCACAACGCTGAAATGCTTGCGGATCATCGTAGTGCTTGCATCGGCCAGTTGTAGTGCCGTTTCAATCCCCATCATGTTGAGCTTTTTCGATATCCGGCGTCCGATACCCCAGACCTCATCGACCGGCACGAGGCCCATCAATTTGCGCTGGCGCCCTTCATTGGATAGATCCACTACTCCGCCGGTCTTGTCCCACTTCTTCGCCGCGAAGTTTGCCAGCTTGGCTAGCGTCTTAGTTTGGGCAATGCCAACGCCCACAGTTAGCCCTGTGTTACGCAGTACCTTGGCCCTCACCTGACGACCGAAAGTATCCAGATCAATGCAGTTACGAACGCCAGTCAGATCAAGGAAACTTTCATCAATTGAATACACTTCCACGCGAGGCGCCATCTCTTCTAAAACAGCCATCACACGCTGAGACATGTCTGCGTATAACTCATAGTTGCTGCTGAACGCGATGCCCCCTGCGCGCTCAAATTCTCGCTTAATTTTGAAATAGGGCTCTCCCATCTTGAGCCCTAACGCCTTCGCTTCCTTGCTCCTGGCTACGACACATCCGTCGTTATTCGACAGAACGACGACAGGACGCCCTCGCAGATCTGGGCGCCATAGCGTTTCGCAGCTCGCGTAAAAGCTGTTCACATCAGCAAGCGCGTACATTATTTGAGCCTCGTGATCGAAGACACAACAACGCCCATCACCTCCAGATCGTCACCGCCATCATGGAGCAGGATCGGCTCATACTTCGGGTTCATGGGTTCCAGTTGCGCGCGAGGATGCAAACAGAGGCGTTTCACGGTGAACTCGCCGGCTATGCTGGCAATCACTATATCGCCATGAGCCGGACTGATGCTGCGGTCAACCACCAGCATAGAGCCCTCAGTGATCCCAGCCTCAAGCATGGAATCACCTGTCGCATACAGAAAATAGGTTGCATTGGGATGGCTAATACAATATTCGTTCAGATCGATGCGCGAACTGACGTAATCTGCCGCAGGACTGGGAAACCCCGCTGGCACCTTATCGGCGAACAGCGGGATTTTGAGCTTGGTTGGGTTTGGTGTTGGATAAAAGAAAGTCATAATGTTGTCTTATTACTGTGTTTTTATACAGTATACGCGCAAGATTTTGACGGGGGAAAGTTCGGATTTTTGTTAGAACGGTAGGATATTGATCGGTAAAGAAAGATAGTTTCTATGAATAGCCGGGTTACCACCCGGCCCAGCGTTACATACCCAAGCGTGAAGCAAGAATCGCGTCGGATTCGTCGGCAGTGTGAAGACAAAGCATGTCTTGGAATGCCCCGTAGCACGCGCTGACGATGTTATTCGCCAACTGCGTACCACCGATCAACATCGGCGTAGTGTAGCTGCTCAAATCAGCCAGTTTTCCCGTCGCCGCCAGCGCGGAGGTCGCAAGCAACTTCCCTTTCTCGTACCCCTCAATAACCCCTTCAGCCACTTTGAACAGGCCCGCAGATGGCACATAGTCAGCATAGATATTGGTTGCGGCATTGAGCGCGCCACCACTACCCGCAGGCCATCCGCTATCTCGCGTACCATACCGCCAGGCTTCCGTCTCTTTTTGGCCATTCGTTATCATTGTACGAAGATATGCCATCGGCAAACCTGTCAGATTGTATCCTGCAGTAATGCCGTTGTTGTCAGCGCGATTTAGATCGCTCATGCGACCAGCGAGCAGATAAGTCGAACCTTTATGAATGACGAGGTTCGTGCGACTTTTGAGATACCATCCCCCACCCGATGTGATCTGAATGATAACCGCGCGCGCTGTGGCGTCGTAAGTCATGGGTAGCGGCGGAGTCCCTTGCGAACCCGCGATCAAATCGCCAGCGGCGCCAAACAGGTTATAAACTGTTTGGACATTGCCAGCACTGTCAACTTTCAATCCAAAAGCGGGCGCTGCGCAGAACGTGGTTTTCTCATACATGCCGTTATTCAGCAGAAATGAAAACCGGGCCAGACAACCAGCTTCATCTGGGATTGTGCCTCCGTCTGCCAGTACCCGCGCTTTATAGGCATTAAATAGCGCCTGTGGGTCAAGAATAGAGGCTGATAGGTCTAAAGCTGTGCGAAAGCCGTAGTAGGCTTTCCCAGTTTGGTTTACTGCTACCATTTAAAATTCTCCGGTCATTGGCAGGCGATCGAGGCACAGCCAGTTATAAAGGGGGAAAGGTTCGTTATTTCGGGTGATCCATCGTGATTTAATTGGGGATGAATCACGGATGCATGTAAGCGGATAAATGTGGCCGCTTGAACTAAGCGCGGTATTAGTAAAGCCGATCAGCATGTAGTCGTCTGATGCGGGGGCTTTATCAAACTCAACGCGAATAATGTTACCGTCAACGACGGTGACGCTCTGAACCGATGCCGAGTTTTTTTCCAGGCTAATGCCCTGATTCAAACAATCTGCGATGAACGTCGTATCAATGACGATCGGCGCGTAAGGGACGTCGCAGAGCAGATCGGCAATATTTCCTGATACGGTAAGGCTTTTTACTTTCAACCCCGTCCATGTGCCTTTTTTCTCTGCGTTGTACAGATGCCAGTGTATCGCCTGGGCTGTATATTCCCCCTGAAGCACTTTACCTTTTGCGTTCAGGTGGCTCAGCGAGTTGTCGTTATAGAGCCAGTTCAGCATGTACTTAGGGCCATACATAATCGCTGTGCCGGGGTTTTGACGCACATATGCCAGTTGGTCAACCGCCGGAACTGAATACGGTTGAACCACGACGCTTTCGCCTGTTGGGTTGCCCTCTTCATCAACTGCGCCGGTCTTTGTGTCAATGCGGCTTCCGACCTGGCCGATAACAATCAGGAAGTCATCTTGCTGGCTGGTAATGGATTTAAAGTCGCTTTGAATACCGGAAAAATAATCATTTTCCCTGGCCAGATAATCCCCTGGATTTGGATTGTCTCCATTATCAGAATCGGATTCTCCGTGCTCAAACGTCAGAAATTTGAAAGCATAATTTTTTCCGACACCGTCCGCGGCATTCTTAGCCATTTGAACAAATTTCATGCCGTTTTCATACGGCACTGTTCCTCTGCTGATTTGTATAAACGAGCGGCCACCGGCGGCAAATGCTGAATGGATAAACACAACATTCCCCACCTCCATATCCATTAATGCGTTATACATTGGCAGGATGTTTCCCTGACGATATGGCGGATAACTCATATCGTTCATCGTTGAAACGTCGCTCTCATTTACTGGCGTAATATTTTTCCCTTCAGGACGCCCGTTATATCCGGCCAGTAATCGCCCTCGGTATGCTGGGTCTTTATTCACGATATTTGAACCCGCGAAATCAGACTCGAGGTTTAATGATTGGCCACTTGAACCGCCACCTTGAATTTCTTCAGCATCAATGGGCATTTCTCGTATTGATGGGACATACATCACCCCAGCCCCTGCTGCCGCCTCACCGCCCGGCATGTAACTGAATACGAATCCAGATGCTGTTAATTTTTGTGCTGTTAATACCGGCCGCTCAGACCAAACCACATCTCCGCGCCACGCGGCTGCTGGAACACCGCCGACAGTCTTGATCGATGCTAGGGATTCGCCGAGATTATCTTGAATTGGGCCATCAATTCCTGGTATATGCACCCCGCCATCGTCATCAATTGCGAACAAAGCTGACTTGAGGTCTTTAGCGAAAATCACATACTGGAAGCCAACGATGCGGCGAGAGAAATTTGTCGAGCATATGGATTCTAATCTGTCTTGCAGAACGTCATCCATGCCGATAACTCTTACATCGCCGTTATCGTTAATAGTTAATAGTCCATCCACTCCGTTTTTGGCAACGAGGACGAACTGCATATTTTGATAACGATTTGCAATGTTTTTCGGAATTAACTGTTCGACGTAATCTTGGATGGATGACTTTAAACCGGCAAGCCACAGCCCAAAATCATTATCTAACGCCATTGCCGTCTGAGAAGGGCCGAGCGCACTTTCTACTGTCCACTGCCACTGCTCTGATTGATATTGTCGCAATGCGGCAGTTCTCTTATTCGTCTCCATAAGACTCGCCAGCAGCGAAATAACAGAGGCGGCAATCTCATCAACGTATTTCCCATTGCTCAGATAGCGGCCTGTAGGCTTAGCTACACCGCTGACATTCTCATATTCATCAACCCATTGCGTTGAAATGGTAGAGCGAACAGAGAAATAACGCCGCGTTTCAGTGCCAGCGTCGATCGCAGCTTGTGCAGCAGCGGCATCAGGATAAGCATCAGCGCCTGACTGTGCGACTTCTGCTGCAGCTTCGGCTCGGATAACAGCAGCATCAAGGACACCCTTATCAGCAAATAACTTAAACCCATCAACTAGATTTACAAGATTACCATCTCTTTCTGAAATGAGTGATTTTATTAACAAAGACATTAATATTTTTTTGGTTCGCAACAAACCATCGCCGTCATTTTGAGAAATAACCAGGAGATCATCAATTAACGAATTTTCTGCTGAGGGAAGTTCCGATATTTTCATTTCCTTATCGACACTGATAGGGTCACCTACCACCTTTTGCTTTAACCGGCTAACCATGTTGCAGACTCCCGTTATGTTTCATCAAAATAGCCAATACCATCATCTTTCTTTTTTCCCGATTTTTTCCCACTCAGTCCCTTTGGCGGCTTAATATCCGTCGCCAAATTGAATGCGAACGACATTCCCTGAGAGGTGAGAGAAAACACCAATGATTCAATCAACCAGCTCCTATCCTCAACCGTACCGAATCCCTGGGTAATAACACGACTCTCTGCTGTCAGTGGGATATGTGCCGGCCGACACGGTCCGCTTAGCGTCATACGCCGTTCATTGCGGCTTACCTGCGTTTTTCTGGACTGTGCGCTGTGGTTGGCGGCGGTTTTGGTTGGCTGGGTGAAGGGGTGGGATTGTGACGGACCATCATGTTCGAGTGACTGCGTTTTCGTTCGCCCATCTTCCGGGTCAAAGTACGCGACACTGATTTTCCCTTTCTTCCCGCCCTCCCCCTTTTTACCGGGGCCGGTCGTTGCGCCACGCTGCTGGCCATCGGTATAACTCCACTCCGAAACCTCTTCCTTTAAAATCGTTACGCTGGCCAGTGGCTTTCCACCGACACTTAATGACTCCCCTTGCTGTAGAAAAAGCCAATAGCCGCCTGATGGTTTACTGATCGCATTAAAACGACTGGCAAGCCGGGTCATTAAAGCTGCATCCGATTCATTCACCTGGTCGAGATGACCGACCGCGATGTTTGCCAGTGCACCGGCCACTTTGGGGATTAACCCGTTATCACTGGCGACAGTCTTCACAATGTCGCCCAGGCTCACGTCGTCCCAGCTGCGGCTTTTCTGGTTCAGCACATCACCGGGTTGGCGCTGGGCGTTCATCGGCGCCGCCGTAGCATAAATAACGATTTTGCGCGGCGGGCCGCTGCTAGAAATACCACTAACCACAAACCATCCCTTGTCCTGCAATACCCCATTAAACCCCAGCCCCAGCCGCAGTCGGGCACCCTTGTTAGGGAGCGCCATGGTTTCCGACAGGATGGTGATCTGCAGTTCGTCGGCCTTTGCCGTGGCGCCGCCATTATCCGTCAGCCTGATTTCCACCAGGTTCTCACGCATCATCGTAGTAATATCCCGCCCTTCCGCCGTGAGGCTGAACTCAGGCCGATACTCTTCTCTCTGCACGTTTTCCATTTCAGTCCCACAGTTGAATCGTTGACTCTGCAACCTGCGTTTCGATATCAGGCAGCGTAATGATCAGGCCGGAAGGGTATATCGCCCCCAGCGCGGCCAACTCCCTGTTGGCGTCGAGCACTTCCGTCAGCGTCTGAGAGAGGTTTACCAGACCGTAATGCCTGGCACAGATGGCATCCAGCACATCGCCTTCATGGGTTATGTATGTCGTCGGCATAGTGTTTTATCGTGATCGAGTAGGTTTTCTTTCGCGGAGATCCGCCAGGCAGAAACGCCGGCGTGGTATCAGTAAAATCCGTAATCACCCACCAGCCCAGCACATCCCCGGCACCACTAACCAGTTGCTGGGGCTGTGCCTTGTCGGCGAGATCGTAAAGCGCATCGATGGACGTTACCCCGTTGCGGAAAAAGGCGTGGGCTTCGCCATCCAACTTGACGCTGCGGGCTTCCTTGCCCGTGTACTGCAGCAGGTCCTGTTTACCGATCCGCTCCTGCTCCTGCCAGCGCCAGCGTGCCTCCCTCGTCAGTTGGTTATACGCTGCCGTGTCGATGGAGAATTCAAAGTCACCCAGCATCATCATGATCTTGGCATTTTCTGCCGGGCGTCCATTCGGCGCGTTGTAACTGTACGCGCCGGTTATCGTTCCGATGATGTCGATATCGCTCATCCGCTCCAGCCTCCAGGCGCGTCATACATCGCATTGTTCCCGTTGAATACGTCCAGCTTGCCGATTTGCGTTACCGCGTTATCAGCAATACTCTTGGTATCCTGCCCCGGCGATCCGTTGACGGTCATATAGATATTATTCCGGCGGTTGTCGGTGACATTGGGAGGGGTTTTCTTATCGGTGAGACCAACATTCGCCATCATTTCTGAGAACTTATTGATGACCGGATCGCCTGATTCATTCCCAACGGTGTTTTCATACAAGGCATCAATACGCTTATCGAAAGCCTTACCGTCCTTAAACATGCCGAAGAAGCTCGTGCTTTCTGTATTTGCAGCAATGGCTTGTTTAGTCAGGTTCGGGTTAGCGGCAACCTGCTGATCAAACCACTCCCCCAACCCATAACGATCGGCCGTCTGCCTGGCTAATTCCGTGGAGCCGTTATAAGCCAAAGAGCGCAGCACGGTTTTCTTGTTGTCGGCCTCATCAGGCACAAACTGTCCAAGCCACTTAGCAATGTTTACGGCCACTTTGCTGAAAGTGATCAGCCCGTTGCCGAACTCAATCAGCGCCGGTATCCAGGAATTACGAATGGTCGTAGAAATCACCTCTATACCGCCGTTCTTGAACCAGTCTGACAGCTCATCAGCCAACTTCGTGACCATGGGGGCCAGGTCGCCGCCCAGCTTACCGGCGATCTGGTCCACAGCACTGCCCCAGACCGTCCGCAAGTTGCTGAACGCGATGTTGCTGCGCATCGCCCCTTCGGCACCGTCACGTGTCACCAGGTTGTACCGCTTCTGTTCGTCCATCAGATCGCGATAACTTTTGCCGGTCAGGCGCATGTAGGTCAGGATTTTGTTGGCTTCACCACCAAAAATGGAGTCCGCATAACCGGCAGCCAGCTGTTCGTTATCCAGCTTCAGCAGACGTTCAAAAATGCTCGACACCTGTTCTTCATTGCTTTTGCCGTACATATCGCCGGCCTTGAATCCCAGCAATGGGAAGTTCTCTGCGATGGCGCCTTTCGTCGGGTCCTTCTTAAAATCCGAGACCTTATTGCGATATTCTTCAAACAGGTCGCCAAAGTTCTCCCCGTTCAGTCCCATCTGCTTACCGAGGCTCTGCCAGGCATTAAACGTATCGATGTTCACACCGTAGCTGCGTGCAATGCCGTATGACTCGGCGGTTTCTGCATTGGAACGAACGGGAGACATGACCGCGCCGATCCCCGCACCGATTAACCCGCCAGCGGCAGCAATCCCCAGCCCGGCGCCAAGCGTTCGTCCTGCCCGACCAATAAAGCCACGCCCCATCGCACCTGCACGACGAAAACGTTCAGCGCGCTGCAGGCTGCGGTTCAGCGATTCCTGCTCCTGCTCCGTCCGTTTGATAGAACGCGTCACGGTGTCGTAATCGCGCTTCAGGGCGCTGACATCCTTGCCGGCCAGCTTGGTTTGCTTCATCCGATCCGCCAGCGCCTTTTGCTGCTTGGCGAGGTGTTCGGATTGTTTCTCGACGGTTTTAAGCCCTTTGTTAAGCCCGTCCGTCGAACGGCCCCAGCTGCCGTCGATGTTGCCGCCAAACGTTATGACGGCTTTCAGTTTTTGACTTATGCTGCTCATTTACTCACCCGCTCACATTCGTCTTTAACAAAGTCGTAAAAGGCGGAAAACGGCATGGAGAGCCAGTCTCCCATACTGTAATTCAGGGTGCGGCCAACCAGCCTCAAGGCTTGTCTGATGTCTTCTTCTGACGCTCCCCTGGAGGCAGCAAAAAATTGTTCCAGGCCGCCTCAAGCTGGTAGTAGTCAGCAGCGGTCAGCTGATAGACATCCTCAACATTCATGCCGCACAGATCGGCCAGCATGCCAATTTCCTTTTCTGCATCGCTCCCCGGGCGTTTGACATACTCGATGCGGTCACGCACCAGCGGTTCGCGCATCGTGACTTTTTCAAGCTTGCTGCCATCGGCCAGCGTCAGCGGGGAATACAGTTTGATTTCTACGTTGCTGCCTGGGTAATTCATGGTGTTGCTCCAATAAAAAAGCGGCACAAAGGCCGCCTCATAGTCGTTGAATGGGGAATTAGATACGGATTTTACTGCGCAGACCGCCCAGCTGATCCACGCCGTTAACACGGCGGATAAAACGCTCGGTGTCGATTTCAAACAGCTCTATACCATCGCGCGTCTGCTTGTAATAGCTCATCGCAATCTCAACTGTGACCGCCGTTTCCCCCATGTTTTCATTGCCCCGCGCATCCGGTGTGATCTTTGAGACAAACCCTTCTATCTCTTCGATCGTACCGATCGCCCGGCCGTTGCTCAGGTATCCCTGATACGCCATAAAGCGCGGACGCTGACCGGAAATAAAGCCAAAGCGGCTCAGCACATCGGTATCGATGCCCCAGAACTTGATAGAGCACGTCAGCGCCTCCATACCGTCATCCAGCGGCGTCGGTGCATCCTGGGCGCCGGTGCGCAGCTGGGTGGTGACAATGGACAGCTCCGGCGGCGTAAACTCATGCGCGCCGGCTACACGGAAGCCTCCGGCAAAAATGGTCCATGCCCGTAACGTATTTTTTGCGCTCATTGTGCGGTCATCTCCTCAACGGCATAATCATTATTGATGCGCACACGCATAGTGATGCGCTCGGTCGGTGACTTCGGCCCGAAGTCATAGTTGATATACAGCACACCAGCGGCCAGGGATTCTGCTGTGTTCAGTTCTTCGTCCAGCCACGCGGTTCCGCCAAAGATGGCGCCCAGGCCAACAAGCTGGCGCAGGTATGCGTTCACCGTGCCGAGAATGTCATCAGCCGTCTCTTTATCCAGCGGCCGGTCGTTATAAATCATGACCGTGTTCTGGATACTGTCTTCGATAACGTCTGCAGTGCGGCGTACCGACTCGAAACGCCATTGAGGGTGATCGATGCAAAGGCGGTTGCCCCAATGCTTATACCCCGTGCGGCGGATGATGGTGCTGACGTTCTGCATGTTCAGCAGGTTCGCTTCACAGTTCGGATCGCCGAGAATAAACTCGTCAACTTGCTCCAGGCCGAGAATGCTGTTGATATCCTGATTAGACTTGCTCCACCACCAGCCTTTCTCCAGATCGATGCGCGCCCGCAGGCCGGCCGCAAAGGCGGAATACGGTCGGAACTCCAACTCGCCGCTGGCATTCACTTTTTGCACGCGTGGCCGCAACAGTTCGACGCGACCACCGTACATCTGCCGGCGCTGCACCACTTCCGGTAACGTTGCCATCGAGGCGCAGTCCAGATACGCCACCGCGCGGAGTTTTTCAGCTGCGGTTTCCAGCCCTTTGCCTATACCGTCATCTTCACTGAACCCCGGCGCAATCAAGATGCGAGGACGATAACCGTTGACCGATTCGCTGGATGACCAGGCGTTGATACCCGCCAGGATTTTCGCGCGGATATCGACATTGAAAATCTGGTCAGACAGCAGGCGCTGTTCATCTTCGCCGGTGATAGGCTCTTTATCTTCGGTAGATACCGTCACCGATTGTTCGTTATTTTCAACGCGCACAATGACGATCAGTGCATTGGTCTGGTCGGCAATCTCTTGCACGGCCGGCGGGATAGTCCCCGCACTGCCCAGCGCCCGCATCTGCGTACTGCCGACAATAGCTACTGGTGTATTGAGGGGGAAGGGCTCATCCTGCCCGCCTGACAGCACCACGCTAAACGGGCTAACCTTGCCGGTGTCGGCGCCCGGTAATACGGTGACCAGGCTGTCAGTCAGTGCCAGAACCGCGTCGGACACCTCTTGTGCGGTGGCGGTGATTTTGCCGTCGGCATCGCTGGCCAGCTGAATTTCCAGCACGCCCCCTGCATAGGTGGCGCTTGTTTTACCGCCGGCGGGCGCCGCAACAGCTGTAACGCGGAGCTGATTACCCGCCCGCCCCGGCTGCGAGGCCGAGAACGTCAGTTCATTATTCAGCAGCGCAGTCCCTGTGACGGCCTGTGCCTTGGTTCCCGGTGATGCGTCGGGGGCTGTGCCGACCAGGCCGATAACCGCAGTCTGGATCGTGGTAACGGCAACCGTCCCATTTGTCAGTTCAATTGTTTCTACGCCGTGCAATTCGGCCATAGTATCCTCCAGGCATAAAAAAACCCGCTCGGTAGCGGGTCATCGTTTAATTGGGGTTGGTCGAGTTGGCCAGGAGATATCCGGCGCCTGATTGACGTCAATGCGGCTTAGCGCCAACCGGTATTTTTTCCACTCGGTCAGAGCCGCCTTTTCAGCCTCTGTCGCGTCGCCAAACTCTACTGCGTCCTGCAGCGGCGCAATGGCTTCAGCGGCTTCACTGCTACGTTGTGCCAGCTCATTCTTTGCAATTTGAACCTGCTCACTCTGCACCCTGGCTTCATCCGTCACCCATTTTTCACCGTCCCACGTGTCATACGGTGTGTTCGGCGGCGTAAACGTACAACCTTCAGGCAAAGGGCCAACTTCAAACATGATATTTTTATTCGCCTGTGCATCCCAGTACGGGGATCCTCGGTAATCATTAACGTATTTCCATTGCCCATCATTCCAGACACCAGCCTGACCGATTTTCGGCGCGCACTTAGTTGTCGTACAATTGGCCGGTAGCCCTGTGTGTGGCGCGACATAAAAATTCAGGGTGCCGGTAAAAACGTTATTCTCATCGAAATTGTAAATCCACACCCAGCGCGGCGCGGCAGAAAATTCGAAGTCCGTGCTCATTATGCAAGCCTCACAATATAATTAAATGCAATGTTCTTGACCGTTGTTTCAGGATTACCATCCGCGATTACACGGCCGGTATGTCCATGAACCCCTAAAGCGATGCTGTGTAAATGTTGGCCAGACCAGCTAGTTTTGTTCCGGGAACGCCTGGAATCATTGTCTGAGCCAACGATGTAATTTGTGTCCCAAGCTGCACCAGGCCCCGCCATACCACCATCATGATCGTGACCGGGGTCTAATGAGGTTTCTTTGGTTCCCAGATCTGTATTATCGATTTCCAGTCCATGCCCATGATATTTGTTACCATCAGTCTCAAAGCTCAAAGGAGCACGATTATCCGGGCGCCCCTTTATCGTGTTACCTCGCATATCTGGCAATACCCCAGACGGATATGCGCCAGCCAGACGTGGATAGGCATTTGTATTAAATCCTTGCCCTACCATCAGAACGAAACCGGGCGGCGGCGAGTTCGTTGGCCACGGCAGAGGAACACCTGGGGGCGTGTTTTCCGCCTCAATAGCAAACATGCCTGCTTTGCTGTTCAGGCGGCCCGTTTGAGTATTGAACTCCCAAACGCACTCCATCCCGCTATCGCCGACAGCATGGATTACTGGATGGGCGTGCATATCTGTGCCGGGCATGAGGTAGCCAAAACTGACCGCCGTCGGCCAACCTTTTCCTTTTCTCGTGGACGTACCTTTAGCAATCGGCACATACACCCCGCCGCTCGTTACATCCCATTGCCAATTAGGCTGATAAAAAGGGGCTTTGCTGCTTAATTGATCACCGTATGCCCCTGCGCCTTCTGGCATTACATTAGGGGTGCTCGCTACATATGGCGTAGTCAGCGGGCCGATCATCGTATCGCCGGCTTTTTTGACATAACGCTTATCAGCTTCGGAAATAGTCAGCGCAGAAACATTGGGATCAACCTCAATCACCACGCTTTCAGCATGCGTCAGCGCCATCACGAAGTTAATGATGATCTCTTTCATCACCGGCGCACCGTCAGCCGGTAAAACCGTGTCCGGATAATCACCGTAGGCCACCAGCACACCGTCAGCACTGACCAGCCCCACTTCTCGTAGAACTTTGCCAGGATATTTCCTCGCTTCGATAACGGTTTGACCGCTAATCATTCCTTCCTTTGATGCCCCGCCGGTAAAAGGTGCATCGCCGAACTTATTCACCAATGCCGTCGCATCCGGGTTTGGTATTATCGGTTTACCACCACCGTCACCGAATGCCGCCAGCGTAATTTTAACGACGGTACCCGCCTGGTAAGCGGCCTCGATCGCCGCAGCGCCGGCAGTCGTCAGAATAAGACCACTCATTAAGTTAACTCCCGTAACTGGTTATCTCAGACGCCACCATGTAGGAGGCCGAGTATGCGGTGCCTTGTGTGGCATTTTGAAAGGACATATCGAACCACGAACGCAGGTTTTTACTGCGCATCACCGCGTTCTTGAAATCCTGAATATGCTGTTCGTTCACCGGGTTACCGGCTTGCTCCACCAGCAGCGAAAAGGTGTAGGGCTCTCCACGCGGCTTCTGTTCAAACCACTCGATTAACTTGTAGTTGAAGGGTAATCCCTCCAGCGCCGTTTCTATCGCCCCACGCGTGCCCCGGTGCCGGTGAATATAGGTAGCACTCCGTATGGCTGCGCGCTTTTGTTCCTCGCTCCACTCAGGCAACCAGGTATCGACGCTGAATTCCCATGCCAGCCAGGGAAGCAGCTCCGCCGGGCACGTGTCGGGATTCTTTACGGCGCGGATGAGGTCGGGGATCGACAGCACCTCTGTCGTGGTTGCCTCTTCCAGCGCCCGCTCGGCGGGCAGCGCATTTGGCGGCAGTAATGTTTTATGCATCGACATTGACGATCACCTTTTTCAGCGTGATTTCCGTGCAAAGCGGCGCCTGGCCGATATCCATCAGCAGATCATCAACCGGTGAGGCCAGCTTAACCGTGACCACACCCGGCTGATGCAGCGCTCGGTCAATCCCCGAACGTGATACGCGGCTTCCGATCCGGTGCGTCTTTTCGAGGTAGGTTTCCAGCGCTCGCCGTGATGCGCTCATCACCGTATCGATATCCGGGCCGGAGGGAATGTAGATATCTGCCGTTACCACGAACTTCACCATTGCCGCCGGCTTCACGGTGACGAAGTCTGTCATGGGCCGGACGTCCTTCGCATTAACGGCCTGATTGACCTTTTCCAACACCTCCGCCGTGGGGATACCGTCGTTATCACGGGAAAGCACGTAAATATCTACATCGCCGCGCCTGCCATGATCCAACGGCCCATAGGCTCGAACATCCAAAACAGAGGGGTCTGCAGAAGCGGCAAAGAAGGTGTAGGCGTTCTCTGCGCCGGCGGTGCTGAGTCGTGACCAGGCCAACTGGATGCGCGTCCGGAACGCGTCATCATCTTCATAAACCGCCTCAACCGGCGGCACCGCATTCGGATCGCCCGGGTTTATCAGTAGCCGCGCCACGTCAAAGTTTGCGCCAATCTGGTCAAGGTCAGCGCCTTTTGCGCTGGCCAGCAGTACGGCGCGGATGGAGTCATTCATCGCCACACGTAACAGCGTGGAATGATAGGCCAGAACTTCGCCCTGTTTGTACACCGGATCGGAGGGCAGCAGCGCATCATATACCGGGTCCAGCCCGCGCAGACGGTTTAACCATCCTTCAAAAATCAGGCCGGCATCCGGGACTTTCACCGCATCCGGCACCGGCAGCTCGGAAAGGTTAATTGTTGCTGAATTCGTCGCCATTAATGCTTATCTCCGTCAACGTGATCGGCTGGCTGCTCTCTATATCCGTGCCAACGATGGTGAGGTCAAAATGACCGTGGGTAACAAACGCCACCTGCACCGACGAAACGCGAATACGTGGCTCCCAGCGAGCCAGGGCGCCGGCCGTCGCCGCAATAATACGGACGCGGTTGCTTTCGTCCTGCGGGTTATCGACCAGATCAACCAGCTCGCTCCCGTAGTCACGGCGCAGCACACGGGAGCCGATTGGCGTGGTGAGTATGTCAATGACGGATTGCCGTAAATGCTCAGTGCCGGAGAGCCGCTTGCCGTTGCCAGCATTAACACCGTGCATGATTACCCCCATAATAAAAACCCGCCGGAGCGGGTTACATTTGGTTGTTCGGTTTATCGGTGTCCCCACCGTGGGGATCGGGATGGGTGTGAATGTTGAAAATTTCTCTGACCCGCGCCAGCGTGCTTTTGCCATCGGAAATATCCCCCGTGGCGGACAGGTCGCCGGTAACGGCAGTGTCTGCCTGCAGTTCCGTTTTACCTTTTACCGTCAGCGTGTCCGTGATTTCTACCGGACCGCGTAGCGTTCCCTTGCCCTCGATCTCATATGTGCCGCCCTCGGCAATAATGATTTTCAGGGCATGGGCGGCGCGGTCATAACGGATTTCCGTGCCGTCACTGTACCGGGTGACATGCTCATTCTCGCTCCCGTCCGGGACCGGCATTTTCCCCGTGTTCCAGCCGGGAAACACCCGGCCGTTATTCAGGTCGCCGGCTTCGCTGATGACGGTAACGGCATCCCCCACGGCAATCGGGTTAGAGTCAGCCCTGTTGGCGCTGGATGACGGCTGGCAGACCGGCAACCAGGTCGTGGTAATGTCACCTATTTCTACCCGGCATTGCGGCTGCGGGCCGTGCTTAACCGCCTGAACGACGCCACGGCGGATCATGTTGGCCACGCGCCGGGCAAGGTCCCCCATATCCTGTGACATCATTCCTCCTTGCGCTTGTAGATAAGCTGGTAATCATTAATGTGCGCAGCACCAATATCCGGCGCCGCCCCCAGCCAGACTTCACGCAGCGGACCAGCAACCGATTCGAACGGGTCTTCCCCCATGGCGGCAGACTGGCTATAGGTGATGCGCCAGACGATATAATCATCCATCGCAGGATCGAAGCTATCCGGCCCCGCACTGATGAACGCAGCCGGCTGCAGCCCTTCAAGCCCGAAGGTTTGTCCGTTGATCCACTGGCTGATATCCGCCGCCGCCGAGCGGGCATAAATTTGGGGTTTATCAATGGTGTTGCTGGCCTTGTCGATCACCACAAACAAATCACACTCAAATTCAACATTGAGCTGCCCGTCACTGCTCGGCGACTGTTCCCAGCCCATGATCGAAAAGAACACGGCCGGCGTGGTGATCTGCGTTGCCTGCTCCGGGTAGTCATCGGCATTATTTACCCACGATAGCGACCGCAACGCCTCAATGACCGCATCATGATAGGTCGGCATTAAAATAGGCTTGGCCACTTACTTCCTCCAGCTGTTCACATTAACCCGCGCCTTTACCCTGCCCCGAATATCGGTTTCAAAGTGGTGCAGGAATATTTCAACAACATCCGCAAACGCGTTGTCTTCGATGTAATCCAGCATCGGCGCATAAATATCGACTTCTGCTTCACGGGTACGCCGCGTCGCCGGGTCACGGATCAGCACCGTCCGGCGTCCTTCACGTTTGCTCCGCCCAACCTCACCATTCTCAAACGTTTTGGCTGACAACAGGTTGCCGCGCGGTTCAAAGCCCACAGAGTTTGCCCGCCGGCGCGACGGGGCATAGCGTCCGGATTTCGGGTCACGCCGGGTATGATGAGGACGCATACGGCCGTTAATACGCCCCTTAAGGTCCTTGACCTTGATCGCATTCAAACCGAACCATAAGCGCCCTTCGTCCAGCAACGATCCGCGAGAAACACGAAAGGAGAGCAGGCGCTTTCTCACCATCGCCATGCTGCGCGGTGCCAGCCCATCCTTGATATCCGCCATGGCCCGTTTGCGCATGGTGGCGGCGGTTCGCTTCAGCGCGCGGGAATACGCGGTCATGTACTGCTTGTGCGTTGCCCCGACGGCCAGGGCAATGTCACGCAGAACCATGGTGTCGATATCGATCGGGAGATCACGGCGTAACCGCGTAGTCCTGGCCATCGCTACTTACTCCATTTAATGGGGTCCACATCTTTCCCAGGGACGCCTCTGGCAAGCGTCACCCGCGTTCTGCCCGCTTCATCAGCACCGATATGCGTCACCCAATAGCTGGCCCCGCCGATCAACGCCTGGCATTTCTTTTCAAGTCCAACAATGTCAGCCGTATATACGCTGATAGCTGGCGCATGATCCTGAATTTCACCGCCGCCCTGCACCAGGGCCATATCATCCGGGCTTTCAAAAATTGCGACTACCGGACGGGCTTGCCCCTCAATGACTAAAACCACCGAGGGGTCTTCGGCGAAATAGCGGTCCACACGACGATCAGCACGCTGCATCCGTTCCGTGAACCGATTCATTTAGAAACCCAGCCGCACCGGGGCGTCTTCCTGTCCGGCTTCGCCCGCGCTCCATGCCGAGCCGGCCAGGGGGAGCGCTGCAGCAGTTTCTGCGCCGTCGGTGTCTTTTGCCGTCAGCGCGCCAGTGGCATCCAGATAAACCTTGTCACCCACCGCCCAGGTTTCATCCGCCACTTTGGGCAGAACAAATACCCCGACGGTATGCAACACGCCCCACGCCCCTGCTGGGATATCGGCATGTGCAACACCGACAATGCCACCGACAGCCACCGGCTGACCGGACTCAATCAGTTTTGCCGACGTGTTCTCGTAATCCAGCGTGGTGCCATCCTGCTGTAAATTCTTTGCCATAATGATTTTCTCCAGAAAGTAGAATGGGTGGCGACGCCACCCACGGACATAAAAAAACCGCCATATCAGGCGGTTTATCAGGCTTTGCCGGTAGACTTCACCAGACCACGCCAATCCATCGGAGCAACGCCGGCGTCGATGCGTACCTTGAATGCCGCACCATCAATGGTGAAGCCCTGCTGCTGTTCCAGATATGGTGTATCAATGCCATCAAGATACGCCACTTCGATCGTGTCTTTGCCTTGCGCTGCCGTCAGATACCATGCTTCCGCGCTGTTATCATCCAGACGCGCTTCGGAGATAACTTCCACAAAGTTCTGGATCGGGTTGTTGATGCCGCTGTTGGCATCGGCGCCGGGCACGCTGGCAGAGCGGATCAGCTGATTGGCTTTCGACTCCAGCGCCACCGGCGTCAGCATATAGGCCGGACGAATGTTAAGCTTACGCTTGCCGTTGGTCTGCAGCAGCATCGCCTGGCGGGCTTTATCCAGCCCGTCAATCGTCAGTGGCTGGTTCACCAGGTTATTGTGATCCGCACTGAACAGGGATTTCCCGTCACTCATCTTCTGGTTGCTGGTCAGCACCGCCCAGACCAACTCGCCGACGGTGTAACGTGCAGCGCCGCCCATCATTGCAGGAATACGCGTCAACATGTCCATGTCATCGTTAATGATGGTCTGGCGATCAATACTGAACAGTTCACCATAGGTTGCCAGAGCGATCGGCTCCCCTTTGTCACCAACAGTAATGTATTTGTATTCCGCACCCGGCTTCACTTCACGCAACTTGTCCAACGCGCCCAAACCAACGCGGTGCGCGGTTTTAAAGTCGGTCAGCGTGCCTTTACGCGTCCAGCGGTCAAAGGTTTCATTCGCCTCTTCCCATCCTAACAGCGTAGATTTATGGGCCACATCCATCAGGATATTGCCAAAGTCAGAACTTGAATGGGTAAATGCCAGGCCGACCACACCCTGACCAGACATGCCGGCGACGCCAATGCCACGATCAACCAGCGAGGCGCGCGCCAGTTCACGCAGCGTCATCCCCTGGTAAGGGTTGTCTTTTTCCGCCTGCGCATGACCAGCACGGCTCATGACCGAGGCGCGGACCGAATCACCGACCAGGTTACCGTTGCCGGCATGGATATGCGCGGCACTGGCGCCAATGCTCGGCGTAGTGCCTTCCGCCAGCTTAGCCAGCAGACGATCTTTCGCCATGTTCGCATCACAGCTCATGTCGTTGATGCACTCGGTGCGCAACGCGGCCAACTGAGGAAAACCTTCAAAGACGGCATTCACATCCGTGATGCGTGCAGTGTTGTTGGCCTGCAGCGTCCGCTGCAGCTGCGCCGCCAGTGCCACCACATCGATTTGTGGAGCCTGCGCGGCCGGCGTGGATGGTGAAGGAGCCGGCTGAGATACAAGCGCCGGGGTCTGTGGATTTTGCGCGTTAGGTGCCGAGGTCTGCGCACGTGCGCCGAAGAGGTGATTAGCTGCTTGTGGCATATTGTGATAATCCTTCAGTTTGTTTTGATTAAGCGATGCGGCTGCATCAAGTGGTTCTTCCAGCACATCAGCGAAGCCTTTAGCAACCGCCTCCGCACCATCCATCCAGGTTTCGGCCTTCAATAACGCTGCGATCTCCTCCCGCGACAGACCGGTTTTCGACATATACGCCGCCAGCATCATCTCCTCGTTACGGTCGAGGAAATTGGCATAATCGCGCATTTCGTCAGAATCCCCTGCCATGCCGCCCCACGGCTTGTGGATCATGATCCAGGCATTGGAGGGCATATGTACCGTGGCATTCGGTAGACAGGCGATAACCGAGGCCATGCTTGCCGCCAGGCCATCGATATAGATATCGACCTGCCCGGTCAGCCGCTGCAGAGTGTTGTAAATGGCGAACCCATGCATAACATCCCCGCCGGGGCTGTGGATGTGCAGCTCGACGTTTGAGGCCTCGAACACGCCGGCTTCGCGGCAATCGTTAATAAAAGATTGCGCCGAAATACCCCAGCGGCCAATCTCTTCATAGAGATAGATTTCTACCTGTCCCGGGCGGCCCAGCGCGGCGCGGATTTCATACCAGGTTTCGGTATTCACCGCGTCGATACCGCTAAGACTTGCTTTCGGGGTCATCAACCCCGGATTTTTTTGTTTCATTCGCTTTCGCTCCTGAGTCGTTGGCTGCGTCAGAGTCCAGCACCAGACCGTGATCGCGGTTAAATTCAACTTCACGCACACGCTGGCGTTTAATTTCCTGCGGAGACTTGCCGCGCGCGCGTACCCATTCGGCCTCGGTGCCAGCCCCACCGCGCACGATGGTTTTCCACGATTCAGCCTCTTTCACCGGATCAATCCACGGCATTACCGGCCCCAGATAGAGCGCGTTGTACAGCGAGGACATATCCACATCGTCGGGAAGGCGGATTTTCGACAGGCGCAGCATATCTACCCAGGCACGGTAAACCGGGCGGCTGTATTGACCGACAAACCAGTTCTGCAGGACGTTGTAGCCCTCGAACCCTTCCACCAGTTCCTGACGCTGGCTGGAATAACTGCCGTTATAGTCACGGGAAATACTGGAATAACCACTGCGTGTACCGCCGGCAACGGCGCGGAGCTGGCCGTTACGGTATTCAGAAAGGTGCACATTGGGCCGGTTTGACTCAACCATCCCCAAATCCTCACCGGGACGCAGTTCGTCGAAGATCATGCCCGGCGCAATGTCAAAGTTACGCGCAGTGCCTGGCTCCGAATACTCCCCCTCATCACCTGCCGCACCATCGCCACGCTTGATATAGAAGCTCAGCGCAGCAGCGATACGCGCGGCAACACGTTCCGACTCTTCGTAATCCTTGATATCAGCCAGGCGGGTGATCACACCGTGTAGCAGACTGATCCCGCGCAGCTGGTGCAGTCGCTTGCGCATCGCCAGATGCAACATGTTTTCGGCAGGCACCCGCTTGGTCGCCGTAGACATACGCAGCGTGCTGGCTGGATGTGCCTTATAGACATGGTAAGCCACCGGCCGGCCCCAGGAATTAACCTCAATGCCCTGCTGAACATTCCCGCTGCCAAGGCTCCCCAGGTTCATCGGCACAAAGTCAGCCTCAAGGCACTCCAGCGACAGCTGAATGTTTGTGGCATGCTTCAGCCCTGATACCGGCCCCCGCACAATTTGCGAGAACACTTCGCCGTCACGCAGTGCAGAGCGCAGGATCAGCCGTTCAACCTCGGCACGCGTAAACATGCCGGTGACTTCTGGCCGGACGGACCATTCGGACCAGTGCTTTGCCAGCAGCTCCGCGCACTCCTCATGCAGCGTGCCATCCGTTCGCAACGGCTGAGGCTCGACCTGAATGCCCTGCGCCCCAACGACTCGTTCTTCCAGTTTGTCGAGTATGCCGATCACAATGTCGTGGTTTTCGTCCAACCAACGTGCCTGCTCACGCAACGACACACCGGCCGCGAACACGGCAGAATCAGCAGAACGCCCCTCGCGCTTGGATTTTTGCAGCCGTGACACGTTTGCTGCTTCATACGCCCGCAGCTGGTAACGGTTTTTCGCACGTGACAAGGCCCACCCTGGCGCCACAATGCCGAGTGTCTTTTCTATCAATCCCATGGGGTTACCTACACGAAGTTAGCGAGCTTATACCCACCGCCACGACAGGACGCATTGCGCAGCCGATTTTCCCAATATTCCAGCTCTGCACGCATCGCTGCCGGATCGTGGTTTGTGATGGTGCGGCCGTTGACGCCGGTAAAGGATACGGATTTGCCGTCGAGTGAGTCCGTGTAGAACCCCCTGACACGCACCACCATGTCCCGAATTTCCTGTTTCGTCATAACCAGCCCCCTCCCCCCATGCCGCCACCGTTCATCCATCCGCTAGAGGTATGCTGAGGCGTGGTCTGTTTCGGTTCCGCCTTGGTTTTTTTCTTCGTCAACACGACCTCCCTTGATGAGTTCTCGTTGAAAATATTGGGGTTCGTATCTTGTGACTCAGCCCAGGCTGGCGGCTCATCCCACTTGATACGTTCGTAACGGCGTAACATCACGACGGCATGCACATAGCAAAAAAGATCAAAGGCTTCGTTATTGCCCTTCCCTGGCTTACGCCACTTACCGTCTGATCCACGCTCTTCGTAGGTCAGTTCGTCAAAAAACCATTCCCCCAACCAATTCGGGAAGTGAATATACCCGGCCCCTGGCGCTTCACGACTCAGCGCATTGCTGAGCTGGTCTTTCAGCGTGTCGGTCTGCAGCAGGTAGACAGGAACGTCACCGCGCGCAGCTGCCCGGCGGTCGCTTCGGTCTGTGTTGTCCGGGTGAATTTTTGTAATGGTTTTCTGACGCCGGGCGCTATCCCCTTTGATGAGATACACCCGCTTATGCACGCCATCGCGGCGGCACTGACGCCAGAATTTATACGCGTTGTCGGTCACACCATCTTCGCCGCCGCTGTCTACGGCCATAGCGAGGATTGGCATACGCTTGTCTTGGTTGCTTTGCAGTCGGTACGTTTTGTCGAGCACGTCAGAGATCAGCAAGTTCCAATCCTCCGGGTACGCCCCAGGATGGATCGGCAACGCTTCACCCGTATCGGGATCACACCGCATCGACTGCTTGATGTTGTACCGGTCTACCAGCCACCGCTCGCCATTTTCGCCATAGCCGACAATCTGAACCACAAAGCGGCGATTCTTGCCGCCCTGCACATCCACCGCAGCGATCAGGAATCTGACCTTTGGCGGAACCAGGCGTTTACCGTAATCCTCCACGCGTGCCAGCAGTTCGTCACTGCGGCGCTGTTCAGAGGCTGAACGCGGCAAATACGGCCGGCCCCAGTCGGTATTGATGACCGCCTTGAGCGTTTCCTCTGATCCCGTCGTTTCGTAATCCTGCTCAGCGGTCAGCAGCTTGTAGACGAGCTGTGACCAGGTCTGATATGCCGCCGCCGGCCCCTCCATCCAGAACGACGCAATACGGGAGCGACGAGGCTCGCCTGTCCGATTGCCTTCGGCGTCTATCGACTCCCCTTCACGCAACCACACACCTGACTGGTTCAAGGTGCGTTTCATATCTGCCGTTATCGTGCCGCTGCAGTGAGGGCAAGACATATGCGCAGACTCGCTGGCCTTGACCGGGTCTGGAATTTCCCGGTATCCGGTCATCACCTCCATGATGGGCTGGAAATATTCGCCGCAGTCCGGGCACTGCCAATACCATTTGCGGCGATCGCCTCGGTTGAACAAGGAAAGAATGCCGGTTGTTGGCGGGGCCTCATGCTCTGAACGGCGTCGCCACTTTGAATCCAGAATATCGCGACCTGGTGAACTCTCTACCAGCGTCATGCCAGCACTCATAAACGTTGTGGTACGTTTTGATGCCAGCGTGAATCCGTCGCCCTCGCCGTCGATATCTTCCGGCATGCGGTCATAATCTGTCAGCGCGGTGCATTTGTAGTCCGACGAGGACATGATATTGACCGATGGCCAGCCTAGCTTCAGATAGTTCCCTGCCAGAAAGGTCCGGTCGTGAACGTTGTTATCATTGCGCCGAGGGCTGAGACGCTCAGCCACGTCTGGGCTCACGCGGAACGTTCGCGCCAGGCGCTTTTTGGAGTGTTCCCGTGCTTTCTCTTCCGAAATTTGCACGACCAGCATATCGGAGGGATCGCACACGATGTTGTAAACAATCCAGCCATCTATCAGGCCGATCGTTTTACCTGTACGCGCCGGACCAACAAACACCACCGCATCGTATTCACGTGACGCCAGGCAGTTCATCGGCTCAATCACATACGGCGCCACGCTCGGGTCCCACTTAACAGAGTTGCCCGCGCCCATAGGCACCCGCATAAACTTTTCAACAGCTTCGGCAACCGGCATGCGGCGCGGAGCCTGAATAATACCGGCCATATTCCGCCGGGTTTCTGCGGCTGATGCCTGTGCGACCATTACTCCTCCTCGGGCATTTCCTCCTCAATCTCTGTATCAGCGTTCATAACCTTCAGCGCTATCTGATCGCGCAGGTCATCGATAATAGACTGCACACGAGAAACGGCAGACGGTGGCAGCGCGCAATCACGCTCCAAGATATCCGGTAATGTTTCCAACACCTGAACCATCGCCTTTGCCATCGCAGAAAATTCGCGCGCGACCTCTTCTGCTGGGATCAGTTCATTGGTTTCCTGTTCAAACTTAAGCCGCTCGCGTTCCGACTGGAACCATGCTTTCCGGTCGGGAGGTAGCATTTGATCAACATCGGCCACTGGCGCGGTCTTCACCAGTTCAGCCAGCACATCCGGCAGCGTGTAAAGCTTCAGCTTGGCATTACTGCCGGGAGCAGGTTCGACGTTTTTCAGGCGTGCAGCGATGGTTTGCCGATGTGATCCCGTAATTGCCGCCAGCTGATTCAGGTTCAGCCTGACGTTCTCCAATTCTTTATCCATGATGATGAACACTTTTTATACGATTCGACATCTTGAAAAAATAATTTCAAGTGAAAACAATTACGTGAACACATGATGATGATGTCAATAAAATGCAAAAAACTAGCCGTTTTCCGCGTGTCGCCGCCCCCTCGGTGTTCAAAACCGCCAAAGGGACCCGTTAAAATGAGATTAATTCTCATTTAAGCGATAGTTTGTTTCGAATGGGTAGCGATATTGCTTGACACCAACAAAAAACCCACCGAGTGGTGGGCTTATGACTGCAAGATTATCGGTCAGGGAAATCATCTAAATTGAATTTAAATTGCTTATTACCTGCACGATAAAATTCAGCTTCAATAATAAGCGTTTTATGTTTTTTAAGGTTATTTATAAACTCATCTGAATCTGATACCAAGATGGCATCAGCTCGACCAGCACTGGCCTCTTCCATCGGGAATGATTGTATTTCTCCATTATCGAACTTAACTGAGATGTGACAATCATTATAGGGATTGCATTGAAACTGCCCTTTATCGATAAATAACATTGCTCTGATGAGAGGAAGGCTATCAGGTTTTTCCCCTTCCCCTAACTTGGTGTTTGCAGATGCAATCATTATCCCAAGACGTGACCCACCATTGTATGGAAACTCAAAGTTCACCAAGTTGTCAGAAGTTGCATAAGCCAGCTTTTGAGAAGTCCCTCGCATCTCATCGTTTTGGTACGAAACCTTCCAAGACGACGCAAACGCAGAACAAGACGCGATCATGGTTAAAAGTAAAATACCATGCTTAAGATTCATGTAGCCTCGCCCCTGTAGATAGCCAAATAATCAGAATATGGTAACAAAGGCTATCGACAAGGCAATCTAAAAGCTGCATCTACGATTATTATGCATTATCGATGGCCCTCGCAAAGGCCACCTGTAATGCCCGGTTACTAGTCAAGATAGAAATCATCATTTAGTTGTCGCCGACGTGCGCTACTGGCGTTGTGCGGGCAAGCGCTTGATGTGTGTCCATCACCCCCACAATAGCTACAACGGAGATTCGCTCTTCTGGCTGAACCGCCAAAGGTGCTGGGGCAATTCGCCCGTGTATGCCGCTGCGAACCACAGAAGGTGCAACGTTGATAACCCATCACTATCTCCCGGCGCTCTGCGCCCACTTGATTAACGCCTCCATGCGTGAGGCGCACACCTTCATTTCGCTTTGTTTGGCGTGCAGCGCTGTCACTGCATCACCGAACGTTGTGCCGGTAAACGGCGCGTCCTCGCACTGTTGCAACAGCACCGCTGGCGGCAGGACGTAAATCATCTGCGTGCTCTGCGGCTTTGGCCTGTCCGCGCAGGATGTTGAGAGCAGCACCAGGCAGAGGCTTGTTGCTACAGCCGCTCGCGTCCAGAGCCTCGCGCAACGCTTTGTTTTCTGCATCAGCCTTTCCCCTCAGTTTCCGCTCTTTTTCCAACTGCGCGGCGCTCGCTTGCCTGTCAGCGTCGGAAGCCTGTTTCATCGCCACCAGCGCCGCGTCTTTGGTGCCCAGCTTTTCCACCAACGCGCCGTTATCCCTTTTGGACTTATCCAGGTCAACGCGCAGAGAAAGCGTGTAGAGCACCAGCACTGCGGCCAGAAGCGCCACCAGCAGAGGCCACGCCTTGATAATTACGTCCCACCGCCAGCTCATGATAGGAACATCCGACGTTCTGCCGCTCGCCGCGTGACAAGACCATCCAGCCGCTTGCCACCAGCATTAACCCATCGTCCGAATTCGTCAGCAGCCCCTTGCGTATCCCCGTTGTTCAACTTCCGAAGCAGCGTGGATGTGCTCAGTGAACGCAGGCCGAGGTTGTAGGCAAAGCTCACCAGCGCGTCGAACTGCCCCTGAGTGATGCGAACCTTCACGAGCTGATTAACACCCTGCTCATACTGCACAACGCCGCATTTCAACAACCGGTCGGCAGTGGCCTGATCGATCCTCATGCCGGGCGCAATCTTTTTACCGTCTACCGCTTGCGTCCAGCCGTAGCCGATAGTCCAGACGCCTACAGAGTCTTGATACGCTTCCAGCTCCAAACCCTCGAACCGTTTGATCAGCTCAATACCGCCTTTACTGATATTCATTGCTATCGCTCGCTTTATTCAGGAATCGACGCTCCAGCGCTTTAATCAGCGACGCTCCAGACCAACCAGCCATGCCGCACACGCCCCCCATAACTTCTGAAGGCCACTCGTAATGCAGGGCGATCATCACCATGGTTAATCCGGCGAAGATAGAAACGAAAAGCTGCAGAAACAGCGTGCGCCAACTGAAGGCCTCTCCGTTCAGCACCTTGAATGAGTAACTGGCAATGGCTCCCAGCAAAGTCATACCGAACGCAATCAGCATTGATAAGATGTTGGGCTCGTTCTTCCAAGGCATTTTCATAACCTCCCCCTTCCGGGGCTCTTTCCCGGCTTCGGGTTATGGGTAGGGTTCAGCCACCAGCCGTAAACGATTTGGCGATACGGGGTGTGCCAGGTGTGTGTCGTATGTTGGCTGGGGCTGAAAACAAGAAAACCCCGCCGAAGCGAGGTTTTGAAAGTTGATAAGCTACGTCACTGCGTAACCACTCTTATCAGACTAAAACACAACTTGCGGACCGCGTTAGCGTTTTATCATAAATATTTTCACGTTCTGTTTCCGGGTCCATCTCCAAACGGATATCCAACATCGACAAGCATCCTTCTATGAAATTTTCCCCCATCTGCAACCCTATCCTGATCAGCTTCTCGTCCTTTTTGAACGCCCTGGCTATAGCGCGCTTTTGCATGTTGAAGATGTAGTGCAGGACTACCAGTTGATATTCATCCGGGCGACGGCGCTTCAGCTGAGCCATGCAGCCTTCAATGATCAGCCCATCATCATCACAACATGAAAGTCGTGACTTACCTGTTTGTGGCAATAACCCTTTAAATCCGGCAGCTATTGGTGAGTAGTCCACGCCACTGTTATCACCCGATGCCCAACCGCCCCAACGCTCTAACACTGCTTGAATATCTCTCATGTTTTTTCTCCAGGCGTCTGGCCCGCATGCCAGCTCGCCTATTACTCCACACAGAAATCATGCACTTCAGAATAGCTTTATAATAAAACCAGGTATAATTAGAGCCATCACTATGCAAAAAATAACAGCCAAGAAATGCCTTATAATGCTAGCACTAGAGAAATAGGAGAACCCTTTACTTAAAGCTGCCATAAAAACAAAAACAAAACTAATCAAACAAACCCAAATTATTACTACAATTGATATCGAAGTACCTATTGACATTTCTTTGGAGAATATATTAATAGATACTGATATAAATGAGAAGAAAGATGCAAATAGCGCTATTATACCTAAAAATGAATTCCGAGAGTTCTCCAAGTCGTCTTTAAAACCATCAATTTTATTTTCATAATTAGCGCTCTTTATAAGTAAATTATTATATTCACCTTTAATATCATCCAATGCAACTTGCATTAATGCAGTTTTCTTCTCTTTTTCTTTAATTCCATTATCCAATTTATCTATTAGATGAATTAGCTGTTCACTTTTATTGGATAGCTTTACTATCTCTCTATTTATTCTTGCTCGATCTTTATAGTAATCAATGATGTCGAAATTTAAGTCAGTACTCGTCCCTTCAGGACTTCCTGAAATCTCTGGAGCATCAAACTTTAAACCAGCATCAGTAGTATTTACACCCTTAATGCTTATGTTTTTTGTCGCATCATACTTACTTTGGCTATTCGCCCCCCCCTGAAAATTCGATTCATTCTTATAGTTGTTATTGCTCGTAAATCCTATACCAGTCCTTTTATAAATATCATTATTCTCATATCCTTTAGCTCCCAAGCTCGTTGTGATGATGGGCTTCTTACCTTCATCCTTCTTTTCCACATCACACCTCATCACCAAAAATTGAATAAATTTCTTCATCTTCGTTCTTCATAAGAACATAATCGATATATGCTAAAAAGCCATTATTTATATCAAATTTACCACCATTGAAGTTATTTACATCTCTTTTTATCATGACCACATGCTCTAAATCATGTGAAATTATCGCCGACTCCACCTCGGTTATAACACTTAGCGATACATCACTTAATAAACTTCCAGCTTCTAAATATCTAATACCAACATAGTCATTAACCCCCAAGAACAATTTATTATTATTATTTAACAGCGTCTTTTTTATAAAACCAACCGTTTCACCAACAGAGTAAGCATGCTGTATTACATTACCTACATTCGTAACAGTAATGCCAACCTCTCCCATTAAATTAAAAAGAGTAACTGACAAATCTTTAACCATCTCATTATTAAAATCTTTCTTCATTCCAAGAAAGTCAATGGTAAAGTCTGCCCGTATCGGGCTTACAACGAGACGAGCATGGCCATCTTTGCTAATCATTTGTAATCTTGGGATTTCTTTCGGTGCATTATCTGGCATACCAGAAAAACTCTGATCTACATTAATATCCACGCCATACTTCCTGCACTCTTTTTTAAAGAAGTAAGAAATACCATCATAATCCTTACTGATGTCACCATTCAATAAAAACGCTTGTTGGTAATGTATCTTAGTTAAAGTATTCACTGTAAACCTCATGATTGTTTTGCTAAATTATAACATTTTTAAAATAAAAAAAACAACATGTTATATAACACCAGGATTAAATTTATAACTGTATCTAACTATTTTTGCTCACTCATTACAAAAAGAACCTTTCGAACATAACAAATAATCAATAGGTTTGAACCGAAGTTCGATCTGGATACCGCGTTCAATTTCCCACTGTGGTATGTCATGGCAGGGTGGTAAAAAATCGTGTGCCTTGCCTTGATTCTCTTTCCACCCTTGCCGTGGCTAATGATGTGATAGGTTTCAATCTGCAGCACATGTCATCATCTCGCTGATCTTCAGCTCAACTTTCCCGCCCTTTGTGATCGGCCCCCACTCCGCCTCGATGCGCTTAATCTGGCTGTCATCAAGCCAAACACCAGCCTGCGTCATCGCATCAAACAATGCCTTGAAGTAGTTATCCAGATCCCGGCGCGCTTTGTTCGGTGGGCAGAACACCACATGAACAGAGATATTGGCGCTGATCGGCTTAGGCCGGCGGCGCAGTTGCTCGATTACCTGTGCGATAGCCTCTGCCTGGAATGCCCTGCCGCGCTCACTAACTAAAGTACGACCACGCGACGCCCCCTTGTTAGGAGAGCGCCAGTAACCGTTGACGCTTGGCGGGAATGGCAATGTCAAAATCATGGCTTTAACTCCCCTGTTTTTTGCGCCAACAGCTTATCGCCAGCCTCCACCAGCGCACGGTTCACATCTGCCAGCCTAAATTGCGCCGTCTTGATGCGGCCCTTGCAGTTCACCTCTTCCCGCTTCAGCTTCTCCAGACCTTCTCGGTGCTGCTTTATCTCGCCGCGCAGCTCCCAGTCCAGCTTCGTTTCGCCCTTTGCCAGTGATAGCAGGTGATCAAAGGCATCGAGCACGGCACCGCACTGGCGGCACGTCACTTTGCGCTCGTGCTCCGATACGGACAAGGCACCGTGGAAGCAACGACGGGATAGCCGTTCATCTTCCTCGACAAAGTTACGCATTTCCTTGATATCGGCGTTCTCATCGAAGCGCTTTGTAAACGCCAAAACCTTGGTGCTGTTATCTGGGTATTGGGTTTCGTCACTCACGACATCACCTCGACTTTCCCTGGCATCAATATCACCGACTGATCACACTGATTACCCCACGTATGCCACCCATCACCTTGCTGGCGTGCGAAAAGTTCTATACGTGAAACATCCCCAAGCAATTGAACAAGTTTTTCGCGAAAAGCATCAGGCTTAGCGCTATGCTCCATTCTTGGCGCCGTGACGTGCTGGCAGATCGAAGCATCAATTCGTGGTGGCAATTTCCCTCTGACGGCAAATAGACAATCCTCGCTGTTGGCGCGTGTCATGTGACCCATACCGATTGCACTGTTTCCCTTCACTCGGTTTGTTTTGTGCCAAGTGAAGCCCTTCATCGTCATCAGTCTGAATCCCCATGACCGCATTACCTGCAGCGCCTCTTCCGGTTGCGTCGGCACCCACCACATAGCCAAAAGGCACGAGTCAGCAGCCAGCTCCCAGACCGGCAGACGGCAGATATCAGCAACTGTCATCGTTGGGTATTTGAAACCTGCACCACGCTTCCCATCAGCGCACTTATCGTTGTAGGTCCAAGGTGGATCTGCGTAAATCAGTGAATATTTCATGCAAAACTCCCTTCTGCTTTCCGTACCAGATAGCGCACTACACAGTAATCAGTGCTGAACCGCTGGCGTTGCCATTCATTCAACCAACCCTGGCGCTGGGCGTACTTTCGAAAATCACCGCGTTCTTGCCATGTACGGCGTGCTTCTCTGAGCATCCACCAGCGCCACATGCGATGAGCAATTACCAACAGCGGCATAACCTCAATTCCAAATATGCACTTCATGATTGTTTCCCCTCTCGCTTCGAGCGGATGCGCGCCAGCAGCTCTTCACCTTTACGCTGAAATTTGCCGTCTTTGTCGATTAGCTCTGACGACGCCGGGATGTGTTGCTTGTGGGCGATTTGGGGCGCAGGGGTTGGCACTCGTTCGCCCTTGGCCAGCCGTTTAGCCCATCGGTTGAGGTGCTGCTGAATTGATTTTCGGATTTCGCTTTCGGTGTAGTTGTGCTGAAGCATCAGATGGCGAACGTCGATCACAATCCAGTACATGACCGGCGCCGACCAGTTGAAATCTTCAGGCCGGGCATGCTGACCGCGATTCGCGCTGTAGCGCTTGAACTCCGCTTCAACCTCATCAACGGATGGCAGGCCCGCATTCTCGGCGGCGCCAGCCTTACACCAGCCAATAAACTTCCCACAGCTCGGCCAGAAGTCGCTTTCTTGCTGACGAGCCATGCGCATGCCGGCCTGCAGTTGCTCAACGGAGGTAATCCCATTTTCCGCGAATGCCAGGATCCACTGACGTTTTGCGGCTGCCACTTCTGCTGGTGTGCTCAGCGCTGTTTGCTTAGCGGCGGGAAAAACTTGCATGAGATTGACGAACAGCAGATCAACCAATTTTTCCGCATTCCCATTGACTACTCGCGCTTGTGGCTCAGCCGGCATCATCCGCGCCAGTGCATTGCCGTCGCGATTTTGAACAGCACTCATGAATTTATTCATAGGGTGTTCTCCCATGCTTCAGCAGTGTTCCAATGACCATCGGCCGGTGATGCGGGGTTAACGCTAAGCTTCAGCGTCAGATCATCCCACTTCTCGCGCAGCTTTGACGGGCTCAGGATGTTCTTGCACCAGAATGGATCCCGGTTTGCCTTAGCGAACAGCTCGCAGATCTGCTTGTGCGTGCGGCCGTCCTGAGAACACATCAGACGAATTTCATTTGCCCAGTCAGTCCAGTTAGGCTCCTTCGGTCTGGCGACTTCCCCATCGCTTTCTGCGGCTTGCTCGTACAGCTTCACAATGCGAGAGCGGATCCATTTCGCGCACTTCAGGTCTTCCGCGCTACCCCAGATTTTTTTCTTGGCACTGAATACCACCGCCTCAGGGTGCCGAGATAAAAACTTCTCATCGCCTGATTCGTCGGGTTGCGGAGCGACCGGACAAGAAGGGTTTTGGTCTTTAGGTTCTAATGACTGGTTCTGGTGCCACGTGCTGCCACAGGGGGTGCCACCAGATGACACAGGGGCTGTGTTTTCTGACGACACACCTGTGCTTTCTCGTGACCCACCTGTGTTTTTTGACGGCACAGGGGCTGTGCTTTTACGTGACATAGGGGCTGTGTTTTCTGACGACACAGGGCTACCAAGTGTCAGTTGGTAAATGTTTGATGTGTTGCCCTTTCCGTTATTAACGCCCAAGCGGTTCTCTTTCGAGAGCAGCCCCATTTTTATCAGTGCAGTGATATGAGCCTTCACGGCGCTCTTGCTGCACTCGCAATGGTCAGCAATGTGCTGATAGGACGGCCAGCATTCGCCTTCATCATTGGCGTTATCAGCCATCTTAATCAGCACCAGCTTACGCAGGGGATTGCCAACCTTTATGCTCATTGCTTGAGCCATCAGGTTCATGCTCATGCAGCAGCTCCCGGCGCCGGCAGTGCCAAATACTTGAAACGATCCACAACTTCTTGCAACGCGCTGTGGGTGACAGGCATCCAGCCGCCCGGTATTCTCATCACATAACGCAACGGCATGAGCGGCTTGGAACAGCTTGAAGCCACACATCGAAATTGCCCACGCAGCCGACTATCTGCTAATCTGTTCATGCGTTAATTACTCCACACGTTTAATTGATGCACTCGACGCCCGGGACCGCATATCCTGGGCGTCACCCTCTCCAAACATCATCACTGTCACCGCGTAAATCTCAGCCACCAGCGATTGGATACGGTAACCCTTCGCTTTCAGTTTTTTGCTCTCGTCGCTGTCCAATACCCCATCAGCTGTAAATTCGTTGTGTGCCTTTGCAAATAGTCCCAGCGCTGACATCAGTTCGTTGAACTTCACCAGCAACTCTTCGTTATCCACCTGCTCAATTTCCGGCAGCTTCACGAAAACGCCACCAGCACGTTTGCACATAGCCTCGGTGATATCGCTGCGGCCGGATATTGACTCCATTTCAGCAGCCATACCCAGCGGAACGACTTGACCAGATACTTGGCGAACACGGTTACGCAATGCGTTCTCGGTACCGGAGACTGGATCTAACTGCTGCGCCATCGCGCTGTACTTGCCAGGGAACAACGTGATCAGCTTGTGTATCGCTTCGCTAATGTCGTCCTGGGTCGGAAAGTCTTTGTTGTCCACAAGGTTTCTCCGCTTCTGTGGTTTTTGTTAAGCCGTTGGCGCGGTAGACTTTTTGTAAAGAGAGAGATCAACTTTCAATTCACCACCAGTAAGAACCTGGATCTCGAATGCTCGACCTTTGGGAATAATTTTCCCCCAGCCCGATACGGAGGCATGCGACAGCCCTAATGCCTTGGCTGTTTTACCCACCCCATCGAAGTACGAAATAACATCATCTTTTTTCATGGCTCACTCTTTGGTAAGGGAATGGAACACTTGAATAGTAGGATATCTTACATTTCAGAGTCAAGGAATCCTACATTGCTAGATGGTAGGATTACCTACATGGAAATGAATGACCGAATTCGATCAAGACGCAAAGAGTTAAAGTTAACTCAGGACACCTTAGCCAAGCGCATAGGGGTCAATCGTGTCACCGTCACTGGCTGGGAGTCAGGCGACTATAAACCTGGTGGTGAGAACCTCCAGGCATTAGCTGCTGCCCTAAACTGCAATCCAAATTGGCTTCTTGAAGGTGGTGATATTGACGAAAACATCACATATGTAGGCAAGGTTCGACCAGGGCTTGTCCCTGTTGTTGGTGATGCCGTTTTAGGAGTTGATGGCATGATCGACATGGTCGAGTACCGTGGTGGATGGCTGAAGATTTATAGCGATGACCCGAATGCATATGGGCTTCGCGTTCGTGGCGATAGCATGTGGCCGCGCATCCAGTCTGGTGAGTTCGTTCTCATCGAACCAGGTACCTCAGTACATTCTGGTGATGAAGTTTTTGTTCGTACCGCAGACGGCCACAACATGATCAAGGTGCTCAACTACACTCGCGAAGGCGGCTACCAGTTTACCAGCATCAATCAAGACCATAGACCGATAACATTGCCGCAAAGTGCAGTGCTAAAAGTGGAGTATGTGGCCGGTATTCTCAAGGCCTCTCGCCATGTTGAGGATGAAGAGGTTAATCACCCCATACGCTAGATGTTAGCATCCTCACGCTTCATGAGTTTCAGAGTCGAAAATAAAATGAAAATCGGATACATGTTTCCCGTTGCCATCATCGTGGCTGCCGTTGCGCTCTTGGCTTGGTTCATCATAGGTGGCTATGCGATGCCTGGTAGCACGAGTTGAGCGCTATCAATGCCTCTTAGGTAACTATCAATGATCTATAATGGCGTGGTTCGTTGTGTGAAGCTTTGCTGAGCGGACATGTTTTGAAGCAAACCTATTACAACTATTAAAATTTTCAATGTGACACTACAGGTGATGTCATCTATCATGAGTGAAGTGAACGATATCATAACTTTTTTGTCTCAACGTAAAGCGGCTGTGACCTGCGCTGGTAAACGCGGACTACAGAAGTTTATGAACGACTTGGGCTTCGAGGATACAGAAGGCGTCACACCTGGTCATCGTGTTTTCACGCACGAGAGGCTAAGCAAGTGCGCAGGGTTCATTTCGATATCTGTCGATTGTGGGCATAGGCCACAACGAGAGATGAAGTTACCCTATGTGGTCAGAATTCTTGGAGTACTTCGCAAATACAAAGCTGAATTGGAAAAATTTGAGGAAGAAGACAATGCGTGACGCTGAAGAGTACACAATCTCTATCAGGCTCGAGAGCATTGAAGGTGAACGTATGTATGTTGCTCGGGTTGAAGAGCTTCCAGATGTAGAAGAGTATGCTGATACTTATGAGTTTGCTCGCGAACTGATACTTGACACGATCAAGACAACACAAAATATTTTTGAGCGTAAAGGATTGACATTCCCAGAGCCTAAGATTTTTTCTCTCGCAGATGTGAGCGGAAGAGTAACTCTCCGTTTACCGAAGTCAGTACACGCAAAATGTATATCTGATTCCGAGCATGAGGGTGTTAGCCTCAATACATATATATTGACCTGTATAACCTCGTACAAAGCTCAGTCAACAGAAAGTATGACATCAGCCATAGTAGCTAGCATTAACGCACACTTCGCTGATGTACATACAAAATCCGGGCGCTCTTTTGTGGGTGATAGAGTAAAATCTATGTATTCCGTCATAAGACACAGCGAGATTAGCACTAGTAAATTTCGTGTAGCGGACGATGATCCATTCATCGAACCATCTATTGAAAGCTCCAGAGGATTCACAGCGCCAATTTCATTTAGTCATAAGGTATTACCATGTTAAGTAAATTGCAAAGCTTCCAATTGCAAAAAATTGAGGTTATTAAACATATACTTACATTCAACAGAAAGGCTATTCCTGATGCTGAAGAGGTAAGCCTTTCTTTTTCTTTTCAACTTTCTTTAAATGAAGATATAAAAGAAAGCATTTGTTTTTTGTCACTCAGTTGCGTAAGTTTTGTAAACGGAATACCTGAAGAGCAGGAAACACCTTTCAGTCTTGATTTGCAATTAGATTATAAATTCAAAGTAACTGATAAAGATGAGTTTTATTCTATGACGGAAGAAGAGAGAGGTAGTTTACTTTCACATATTGTTTACCTACATTTCAGGCGAAAACTTGTTACATGCTTCTCTGATGCAGGACTAACAAATATTAAGTTCCCTCTCACTATCGATAAATTGAGACAGCTCGGTAGTTGATTTTTTTCTTCAATGGATAAACCCGGCCACTGCGCCGGGTTTTTTGTGCCCTCTCCCTGCCAATCCCCCTACTGCGTTCCCCTTGATTCCACCAGCCCAACATTCAGCCAAACCACAATGTAAGATTACCTACAATTTGATATTGACTTAAAATGTCAGATATCCTACATTTAATTCACCAGAAGCGAACAGACAGGACGCCCACGAAGTAGCCGCCCTAGGCACACGAAGATCGGGATGATTCGCTGAACCAGGCTTACAGCAGAGGGTTACACGATGGCTACCCAGATTTCTATGCAACAACTGAAGTCGATTTATGAGCATCACGGTGCTGACGTATCTGAACGCCAGCTGCGGGATACGCTGGAACAGTGCAATGAACAGGCCGACGTTATTTACAACGACTACAACGGCAACCCGTTGCCTTCTCGCAATGCCACGGAATGGGCGCACTACTTCGCAATGGGTGAAGCCGAAGAACAGCGCTGCGAAGGTTTGGCGGCGGCGGACTTCCAGCGTGATGCATACGGTATCGACTAACACCCACCGCGCTCTACGGGGCGCACTGAGGCCAGCATGAGCAAAAGAAGATGGCGGTCTTTGGTTTATTGCGTTGTTGGTTGTGCTGTTTTCTGGCTGTTCTGTTTTGTGGTTGTCGCCGGGTAACCGGCGCACATCGGGCTGATCACTCCCCGACTCCTTAATTCTGGAAGCGGTGACGGATCCTAACCATGAGTGGTCAGCCCAATGTGGTTCAAAGCTGGAAACTTCGGGGGCGTTGTTTACCAGCCACCACACCAAATGCGCCGGGCCGGCGGCACTGCTGCGAAAGCGAGCGCAGATATCCGGCAGCGCCCATTGCTGTGTGTTTAGTGAAGCCTTTGGCGGCTGTTCCTGGGTTGGTGTCAGCCGCTATTTTTTTCACATATCTGGTGGCGTACTGTGTCGGTTCCTAATTTATATCTACACAGTATAAATACCCGGCGCGGTGCGCCACCTGATGTGTGAGTAATTAACCGGGAGCCAACGCTATGCGGGCGTCTGGCCTCCCTTTTTAAAAACCGATTTTCTATCTGCGGAAAATTGCCAGCTTCTGGCAGGGATTCCCTTTGCCGAAAATCAGTGTGGGGTAATTAAATGGCCAAGAATTCTACTGAAGCCTACGGGGCCAGCGGCAAAACCAACGTACTCAATTTTGAGCCAGAACGGCTGCACCTGGTAACCGACAGATCGCACCCGCTCTACGATGAGCGCATCCACTTGCCGCTGGATGAGTCGATGATCTTGAACATCATGGATCAGGGCGTCCTGGAGCCAATCATAGTTTGGAAAGACCCTGAAACCGGCCTGTCCTGCGTGGTAGATGGTCGCCAGCGTGTTCGACACACCGTAGAAGCTAACAAGCGATTGGCAGCTGCAGGCAAGGATCTGCTGTTCGTTCCTGCCGTAACAAAACGCGGCTCTGCTGTTCGCATGGCGCAGGCAATGATCAGCGCCAACGAAATTCGGCGTGCCGATACCCCGCTGGGCAGAGCCAAGAAGATGGTCGATGCGTTGGAACGTGGCCACGATGAAGAAGATTTGTCACTGATGTTTGGCGTTGGTGTGCAGACGATCCGCGCCACACTCGCCCTACTCGATGCCACTCAGGCAGTTAAAGATGCGGTCGAATCAGGCACCGTCACTGTCAGCCAGGCGCGCCAGTTGGCGAACCTTTCACCCGAAGAACAGCGCGAAAAAGTGAAAGAGGTTGAGGTGGCCACAGCCGGCACCAAAGGCCACGAAAAAGCGCGCCGGCAGCGCCAGGTGATCGGCAATGCAAAACCTCGCATGAAGTCCCGAAAAGAAATCATGAAAGCCCTTGAGGGTGCTAGCGGTGATTACGCGCTTGCACTGCGCTGGGTACTGGGAGACGATAAATGACAACCATAAAGCGTTTTAACCCTGACTACATCATGCATGCGGCTCGCTTTGAGCCGTTCGCCAGAGAAACTGAACACGGTGAATTTGTTCGGTTTGAAGACCACCAGCAGGTAGTGAGCGCGTTGGAGGCTGAGCGCGATGCGCTGGCTGTGGAGAATGCGGCGCTGAAGGATGTGTTCGGCCCTGGGGAGGCGGTTGTTAACTTCCTATCCATTGCTCTACGCTACACCAAGTATGACTGCATTGACCTTCCTGATGAGGCCCTGGCATTCAATATGTCACTACCAGAAACCCCAGCCACTGACACAGCACTTGCAGCTATCCAGGCGCAGGGAGTGGAGAAGTTTGCAGATGACCTTCACAAAACCGCCATGGCTACGTGCTCAGTCAAGCCGGACAACACCACCCCAGGCGCTTACGCGGGAATGGCTCGCTCATTCGCTAAGAAGCTGCGGGAGGCCAAATGAAAGGTATCGACTTATTTGCTGGCCTCGGTGGCTCATCTACTGGTGCGACAAAAGCAGGTGTTGAAATTGTCTGGGCGGCCAATCACTGGCAGGAAGCTGTTGATGCTCACACGCTAAATCACCCAAACACTGTTCATGCGTGTCAAGACTTACATCAGGCTAACTTTGCGTCTGTTTTGGCATTGGTTCCGAAATTAGATCTGCTACTGGCCTCACCATGTTGCCAGGGCCATAGCAAGGCGCGTGGTAAAGCAAATGGCAACCCGCAACATGATGCAAGCCGATCAACAGCCTGGTCCGTTCCTGCAGCAGCTGAGGTTCTGAAGCCAGATCACATCATCGTTGAGAATGTGCCGGAGTTCCTGCAATGGGCGCTTTTCCCTGCGTGGGAGCATGCCATGCAGAGCCTAGGTTATTCTCTTGCATCACACATCGTTGACTGTGCCGATCTTGGTGTGCCTCAGAACCGTGTTCGTATGTTCATCATCTGCACCAAGAGCAAGAACCCACTGACGTTGAAATTGCCGAAACTGCCTCACGCATCTGCGGAATCGTTCATTGATTTCGAAGACGGTCGCTGGTCGCCGGTTAACAAGCCAGGACGTGCAGTGGCAACACTCGACAGGGTTAAAAACGGGCGCGCTCAGTTCGGTGACCGGTTCCTGATTTCGTACTACGGAAATACCAAAACAGGCCGCTCTCTGCAGCGTCCGATCGGCACTATCACTACTCGCGACCGATGGGCAGTCGTTGACGGTGACCACATGCGCATTCTAACAAAAGAAGAGAATATGCTGGCCATGTCATTCCCTGCCGACTACATCAAGCCACCATCGCACAAGCTTACCGTTCACATGGCCGGTAACGCGGTGCCACCTGAGGCGATGTATCAGATGGTGAAAGCACTGAAGGAGCAAGCGTGATGGCCAAGACAGATGCTGAACGTAAAGCAGCGCAACGGGCTAGGCAACGGAAAGACGGAATCGTTATTCGTGAGCTGCAGTTGGAGCCAGAAGAAGAACAGATGGCGCAGGAACTTTTAGCTGGCCTGCGCCCTGGCCGCATACCTTATGACTTCAACGAGGTTGTGGGCCTGCTTATCAGGCGATGCCATGCTGAGTATCAGCAGACATTGAACCACCAGCAGCAGCGATCCTGTAAAAAATGTGGCGATAAACTGCCGGTAAAAGAATGTCCGGGCGTAGGTGATGGAGCATGCTGGCTTAACCAGGGATCGCACAAAACGAAATTAACAGTGTGACATGTCACGATTAAGTTGATGCCCGTATGCGGCGGGCTTGCCGTGTGGAGGATTTATGCAGGATAACAACGAGAATGACATCATTTCTGATTCTGATATTGAACGGATTACGGGTTACAAAAGTGCATCGAAGCAGTGTGAAGCACTTAGAACTGCCGGCATTTTTTTTATCACTCGCAGAGATGGACGCCCCAGCACTACATGGGGCCACTTTAATTACCCAGTATCGCTCAGAAATCAACCTCCGGTTGACGCTGAAATTCAACCTAATTTTGGGGCTTTAGATTAATGGGACGGAAACGCAGTAATCCTGCTGACAACTGGATGCCCCCGCGCACATGCCGGGGGAGATCCGCATATGAATTCAAGCCTAAACTTGGCGGCACAATTCGTTTATGTAGCTTCGACTCAACGCCGGCACAGGTATGGGCAGCGTATGAGGAACTGATCAACGATCAGCAGAAGAAAAATGATTTTTCATTTCTTGTGCAACAATTCTTCCAATCAGCCGACTTCATTGAGTTGGCGTTGGAAACGCAGAAAGACTACCGAAAATACTCTCTGAAGGTCTTAGCGGTGTTCGGGGCGCTTGCCCCTGATGCAATCAAGCCTGAGCACATCAGGAAATACATGGACAAGCGAGGATTGAAGAGTCGCACTCAAGCAAATAGAGAGAAGGCTTTTACTTCCAGGGTGTTCAGATGGGGATATGAGCGGGGGCTTGTAAAGGGGAACCCATGTAAGGGTGTTAAGCAATTTAAGGAAAAGACGCGAACCAGATATGTCACGGACACTGAATATAACGCCCTTTTCTCTGTGGCGCCGGCGGTAGTTCAGATTGCTATGGAAATCGCCTTTCTTTGTTGCTCTAGACAGGCTGACATTTTGACCATGAGGAAGAGCCAACTGGGTGAAGAAGGGATCCTCATTCAGCAAAGCAAGACTGGCGTTGCTCAGATTAAGGCATGGGGAAAGCGCCTGGAGGCGGCTATCTCTGCTGCCAAAGCATTGCCATTAAAACCTGGCATGAGCAGCATCTATGTCATCCACCAACCATCGGGGGCAAAATACACCCGCGATGGATTTAACAGCCGATGGATGAAAGCAAAGCAGGAGGCTAAAGAGCGCTTCCCTGAACTTGAGTTCGATTTTACCTTCCATGACCTGAAGGCTAAGGGTGTTTCAGATCTTGAAGGTAATCTGTATGACCGCCAGGCGATCACCGGCCACAAGAATGTAGAACAGACTGCGAAGTATGTGAGGAAGATTGCCGTAGTCCCTACCGTTGGCGAGCAGTAG